TGCGAAAATCTCGTTAATATTTCTCATGTTTTATACCTCCATATATTTATAATCATACTGTCGAACCGTTCCGAGGGTGTCCGCTGTTGGGGCTTCGCCTGTGAACCTGTCCACGTATTCAACAGGGATATAAAAGGCGGTATATTTCCCGGTTTCGCTGTTGGTGCAATTATAATATTCAAAACTGTTTATGATGTTTTCAAAATCGTTTTTAACTCCGATTTCGTCCACTGTGAATTGTTCTCGATTCTTTCTGTTTAACACCGTTTCCGGGTGGTATGGTTTCCCCGGTCTTAAATTTACAGGACAGGCAACAACGGAAAGACCGTTAATATATGCGGCTCTTGCTGTTTTCTTGCTGATTCTCTTAAAATGAAAACCGTTTTCGGTGTAATCGTATTTTCTCATTGTTTTATTCCTCCTCGCTTTCTTCGTCTTCGTCCGGGTGGGCTTCCTCGAACTCGTCCTTGATTTCCTCGAGAGCGGCGGCGATACATTCACCCAGTAAATAACAACGAATTGTTACATCTGCGGCTTCTGCTCCGTTGGTGATTAAATAATCTGCACCGCTTCCAAACTCTGTAAGAGCTTCGCCCAGTAAATCGAGATTGTGACAAATGTTTTCCTCGGCTTGCCAGCTATTAAATGTATAAGAGCCGCTAGCGTTTCCTGTCACGCTGTCCACCGTCCAAAGGGTGTCGTTTAAGTGTTCTTCCAGCTCCTCCAAGCTGTCGAAATCTGCGAAATCAATTTCGCTCTTGATGTAATCTAATACATCGTTTTTAACTGCTTCTCTGTAATCGTAACTCATAATTGAAAACCTCCATATATTTATCAAAGTGTGTTTCGTTTTTCTATGATTTAATTCTACACTATAACGCAACGAATGTCAACACTAAAATGAAAAATTTTATTCGTTCGGGTGTATAACAAAACTATTATAAATAAGGAAGCAACCCGGACAGAATCAACAGAACCACAGCCGGACACGCTCCACAGCTCGCAGAACCGCCCACAACAGCCCGGAAACATCGACCCAATACACCAACAGCACCCAACAACAAAAACCGCCACAAAGCCAAAATAAACCCCAACAGCGACAGCCCCAACAGCAGAACCCGAACCGGGAGAGGGGCAGAGCCGGAGCAACAGCCGCCCGGGTCTTTGGCTTATTTTTCGGTGATAGTCCACATAAAAAGACCACCCATCACATCAGCCAAACAAAGCTGTAACGAGGGTGGTTTATATAGTCGCTCTATAGTCGTAAGTCGCTACAAAGTTGATAGTCGCTCCATAGTCGCAGAGACAGAAAAACACCGCCCATTACAGGCGGTGTAAAGTTGTTATTTTGCAATCCTCTTTGAAGTGCTATATAGAATATCTGCCATACGCTCGGTACTCTTTCGTTGAGCTTCTTCGTTTGCGTGACTGTAAATATTAAGCGTTACAGACGGGTTACAATGCCCGAGCTTCTTTGATACCGTAACAGGGTCGATACCGTTTCTGATTGCTATAGAAGCGTGGCTGTGTCTGAACGTATGTGGGTGTATTCCGGGCAGATTATAACGCTTGCCGAATCCTCGGACATATCCTGTTATTGTGTTTGGGTTCAGCAATTCTCCCTCATTTTGAGTGAAACAGAAACCATCGGTACTCAATCCACGTCCGAAATATTCAAGTGTCTGAGACCTTTTCCATTCCTTGAGAATTTGAATAGCATGGGGAGAGAGGACAATCACTCGGCTTTGGTGACTTTTAGGTGTGGTGATATACACGCCTTTTTCCTTTGTGTACTGGACATTTCGGCATATATTCACGACCCCGGTCTTGAGATTGATTTCTTCCCATTTCAGCCCAGCGACTTCACCTCGGCGGCAACCTGTGTCAATAAGAAGGGTGACGATGGCTTTCCACTTCAATGGTTCATTCTCCAAACATTCTCGGATATATTCGATTTCCTCTACATCGTATGAAAGAGCTTCTTCTTTCATTTCGTCTTTTCGAGCTTTAGGCTTCTTCATGCGTTGCATTGGATTATTCTCTATAACCTCGTTTTCAACAGCACTCTCAAACAATGTGTGTAAAGTCGTGTAGTAGGTTACGACTGTTCCATGTTTGAGTGGCTTTTTCTTACCCTTTACTGACTGTAAATCTGTTATGAACTGCTTTACGTCCAAAAAGGTTATATCCTCGATTTTTCTTTCACCAAAGACAGCCGCCGGACGCTTTAATGATTGTCTGTAGCTTTGAACGGTTGTGGCAGAGAGGGTAGCAGATTTTTCCTTTAAGAAAATCTCGACATACTGATTGAAGGTTGGTTTCTTATTTTCCTCTTCCTGTCTGCGTTTATCGTCCTCAGCCTGTTCAGTTGCTCTTGCTTTTTGCTCCTCTTTGGTGAGGACTTCACCACGATTACAAGCCGCTTCAAATTCGCCCATGAATCGCATTAAGTCACGTTCGATAGCTTTTCTGCTCCAACCTTCCGGGGGAGTATAAGTAGTGGTATAAGGCGTGAGCTGTTTCCCTGTGAGCTTGTCACGCCCTCGGCTTACTTTTACTTGATAGCTGATGATTTCACCAGCTTTATTCTTTCTTGCTGTGTATGAAGCCATAAAAGAACCTCCTTTACATTGTCTGAATGTTACGAAACAGTGTTGTTCGTTTCTCTATGGTTTTATTCTACACTATAACGAATACATTGTCAACACTCTTTTGAAAACTTTTATTTATTATAGTGTGGATAGTTGCATTTTGGTGTATTTAGTGATATAATGGTGTAAACTACAAAACAGGAGGTAATTTCACATGAGCAATATTCGCAATGAAATCAAATCATATATCGCCGCTTCCGGCTGGTCGCTGGTTGATATAGTCGCTAAAATGAACGAAAGTCGTTCAGAGAGCGAACAAACAACACCGCAGAATATCTCGAATAAGCTCACAAGAGGAACGATTAAATACAGCGAAGTTAAGGAAATCGCTGAAATCATCGGGTTCAAGCTCGTTTGGGAGAAAGAGTAAACCGGGGGGTGTCACCATGGACGATATTTTTGTAGCACTTTTGTTGCTCTCCCTTATCACCTGTGTGATTTCTGTCATAGGCTTTGTTGTGAAATGGATTACTAAAAAGCCTAAAAAGAAATGGGGTATAGTCGCTTTAGTGGCATTTATCCTGTTTGGGTTTATAGGTATATTATGGGGTATGCTTTCATGCGACCACGAGTGGAATGAAGTGGGTCGGACGGAAGCTACCTGTGATATGCCGGGGTTCGTTGATTACGCTTGTTCACTGTGCGAAGAGGATAAATCAGAAAAAATAGATTCTCTCGGACATGATATGGAAATCATATCTCAAACCGAACCAACCGAAACACTTGAGGGTGAAATTCTGAAACAATGTAGTAGGTGTGAATTTTCAGAGGTCGAAAAAGTCGAGAAACTTTCCAATGAATCTGAAAACACTGAATCTCAATCTCAAGTACCAAATATAGAACCAACATCAGAACCGACACAAGAGCCGGAATCAGCTACCAGTGTTACCTATGCTGAAATATATCGAGCATATAAGGAAAATGAGCTGAGAGCTGACGATACCTATAAGAATAACCGCTATCAGATAACTGCTAAAATCAATGGTATGAAGACAAGCGGCTTGTTTAATCTGACAGGTGGAGCTACTTTGACAATGGAAATCAAGGTAGATAATACCATCGTATTTTTCTATGCTGAGTTTGAAAAAGACCAAGAGGAAGCATTAAAAATAATCAATGTGGGCGATACAATCACCTTTGAGGGTGAGTGTCTGAGTGCCGGAACATGGATTGAATGTGAACTTCTCCAATAACAGATAAACGCCCTCGCCCCATGAATTTGGGTTGAGGGCGTTTTCTCGTTTCTATCAACTGCTGACAGACACTTTGCTTACAGCGACCGACATAACATTGAGACTTTTGGCAATTTTCTTCACGATATAGTCATAAGGAGTAACTGTAGAACCGTCCTCGTTAAGCTGTGGTATTGTATCAATCCACAGTATTGAATACTCGTCAATAGCCGGAGCGTCATTGTCCATGACAATTACCTTGTCATAAGACACGCTTTCACCAAATTGTCGGCTCTGAGTTTCTCCCATAGCCGCCGAAATGTTGGCATAAAACTCTAACGGATTACTGTACTTTATGATATATTCGCCTGTATTGTTTCCGTATTCGTCTGTAATAGCTTCTCTGCCCTCGTAGAGAGCATAGAAAAATCTGACTTTGTTTCTGTTCATACACCTCATATCATTTCACCTTATTTCTTGCTCTGTGCCGCTTCTACAATGTCAACGTATTTTGCATACTTAGACAATTTTAAGAGAGCCACATCTTCCGGGTATTTCTCCATGATTTCCTTTGTATGCTGTGCTAACTGAGTGTCGTTTGCGGTTTCGGAAACATTACGGTAATACCAGTCGATTTTGATTTTCTCAGCCCCGGAAAGTCCTTTCTTTTCGGCTGAAAAATCCTGTAACTGCGGCACATAATCAAGAACCTCGATATAACTCTGATATACAGGAGCATATACGGTGTCTTTCTCCTTGTCATTTATAGTGAAGAAGTCGTTATAATGGGTCTTTGTACTCTTAGGCTTACACATTTCAGCACAAGCCCCCATCAAATAATTGTGAGCTTCTTCGATAATCTTGTGCATTTCAGTACAATTCATTTGGACAGGTACATTCAGAGCAATACCGTTCTGTCTGCTAATAGTCTGTAAAGCTCTCATAGCGTGATAATTTTCGTAGAAAACAGGCATAATGTCGTGTAACTCAACAGCGTCCAAATCATCACGCAATTTAAGTGTTTCGAGCAGATTTCTCATACTTTCGGTAGGAGCAACACGAACCATTTTTGTAACCTGTTTGTGCTTTTCCTCTGTAAATTCGCTAATCAGTTTACGGAAAGCGGCAATAACCATGCTGGTCATTTTCTCAAATTCCGCATCAAACTTCTTATGCTGAGTAACAATCACATTGTTGTTATAGACTTTAGCCAGTTCAGTGAACTGCTTTTCGTAATCCTTACGTTCATTTTCCATAAAGATACGATAATTGTTCATGCTTTGCCAAATACCAGCGTAGGATTCAACCACACCAAGTTTGATTTTTCCGCTCTCCCAATCAGCACGAGCAGACTGAACGCTTCTTTGGATTTCCTCGAAATCCTTAAATCTGTTTGTGTTTGCCATAATATTTTTCCTCCTTTATTTGATAGGCTCTGTGCCTATTCATTCTCTCTTTCAATAATCAAACCACCGTCAATCGCAAATTTTCTTTCGAGACGGTGTAACCTCTCACGTTTTTCAAAGTGTGATTCTGTTTCAGATTGATAGCAAGCAACACCATCGGCACTGTAATAAAAATCTTCACTGAATACGAACTCTAAAAATTTTCTATCCTCGTCCGGCAGAAATTCGAGCCACATGAGAGTGAAATCGTACCACTCGTTTGGTATAGTAGCCCATTTACGAACAGTTGCTCGTAAATAGAGTTCTACCAATGCGGTATAGATATAATTGGGTCTCGGTGCATACATAACCTTCCTCCTTTCAACCATGAGCGTATGCCCCTCAAGGGGGTGGAGGAGACAATCCATTTTGAGCTGAGTTGCCCCCTCCTTAAAGATTAGTAAGCTGTAGAGAAGCGATAACCGTTGGCGTTCTGCTGTCTTACAACAGCGTCATTTACGGTACGAGTACCAAGCTGTACAATAGTTTGTTCCTCTTTATCTGCCTGTCTACGCATATCGTGAGCCATGTTGGATTCGTTCAGAGCTTCCAGCATAGCCGCTCTGAGTTCTTCTTTTGCGAAGGTGTGGTCTACGCATACTGTGTGATTGGCTGTAATATACTCGTGAGCGGAAGCGGTATAATCGTGTCCTTGATAGTAGTCCAACGCCGAGGTATCGACTGCGAACGCCATTGTAGGAGTTACCGCAGTGAACGAATCAGCCCAACCGCTTACAACACGTTTGGTAGTATTTCCCATTGAGGTGAAACCACGATTGAAACCCTCGATAGAGAATCCAGCCATTTCGTAGAACACTTTAGAAGGAGAGTTAATACCGAGTTTGCTTTTGAACCACTCGATAATATCAGCACCCCAGTTCTTAATTGTGTTCTTACAGGTGGAGTAGAGGTTTCCAATACCGTTCTTAAAGCCACTAACTACATCAGAAGCGACATTGTAGAACGAGTTGTACGAAGCGTAACCTGTAAACCAGCTTTTTACAGAAGAACCGAACGTCTGCATATTGGATTTCGCATTGGTGTACGCACTGCCAATCTTATTCTTGAAGCCATTGATAATATCATTTGCTAATCCAGCAAAAGCACTGCTCGAAGCTGTACCACTAAACCAACTCTTGACATTGGAAGCCCAAGTCGTGATTGAACTCTTAGTGTTGGTGTACGCACTGCCAATCTTATTCTTGAAGCCATTCAGAAGGTCGTTAGCATATCCGGCAAATGCACCCGAAGTAGCGGTGCTACTAAACCATGTTTTGACGTTTGAAGCCCACGTTGTAATAGAAGACTTCACACTGGTATATGTCGTACTGATTTTATTTCTAAAACCATCTAACACATCGGTTGCATAAGTTCCGAACTTTGTAGCGTTTACACCACCGAAGGAACTATTTGTGAACCAATCCTTAACCTTGCTCGCCCATGTGGTGATAGAACTTTTCACAGATTCATAGGTTGAGCTGATTTTTGTCTTGAATCCACTAATAATTTGGCTTGCGTAATTCGCAAACGTATTACCGTTTACACTGCCTGTAAACCATTCCTTCACTCCATTAGCCCATGTGGAAATAGCTGATTTTACGGAGCTGTAGGTGTTTCGGACATTTTCCTTGAAGCCACTCACAATGTTCGAGCCGATTTCTTTGAAATGGTCGATGATGTTCTTTCCGTCTTTACCATCGACAAACCACTCTACAACGCTTCCAGCCCATTCCTTGACAGTGTTCATCATATTGGTGAAACCTTCGATACCCTGTAACAGTCCGGCTACAATGTCCTCGCCAATCGCCTTGAAGACGGTGGAAGGAGAGTGAATACCGAGTGCGTCCTTGAAGCCCTGTACAAAGCCGGAGACGAAATCCTTAATGGCTTGCCAAATGGACTGTAGACCTTCCCAAATACCATCAATGATAGCCGAGCCAATATCTACGATAGACTTCTTAGCAGTCATAAAGGCATTGTATATATGCCCCGGCAGAGCCTTGAAGAAATCGCCTATTTTGGCTACCACATTCGGAATAGTCTGAGTGAAGAAGGTCGGTAATGTGACTGTAAAAAACTGCTTGAACGCTGACTTAACGCTTTCCCACATATTTTTGAACCATGTCGGAATTGTCACAGTTACAAAATTTACTGCGGTCTGCCATGCGTTACCGAACCACTGTCCTATGTCATAGCCAAGTCCGTTCCAGTCATAATCCTTAATCGGTTGCCACAAATCATCGAACCAATCCTCGATTTTACCCGGCAGAGCCTTGAAGAATTTTCCAAGCTCCTTCGGAACTTTTCCGAGCCATGTTGTGAAATCATTCCATAATCCCGGAACAGTTTTAGTGAAGAACTTTTTAAGGAACTCACTTATAACGTCCCACTTTTGAACAATAAGAATAATTCCGTCTACTACGAGACCAACAGCCAGTCCAATGAGTGTACCGATACCCGGTGTAATAGCTGTTCCAGCCGCCGCACAGATAGCACCAACACCAGCACCAGCCGCCGCACCACCGATAGCAGTGAGAGCCGCACTGAGCCAATCAATACCATTCTTGATAGAATCATAAATACCTGTGATAAATGCTGGAATACCAGCAACTACAGCACCGATTCCACCACCAAGCAGAGCCGCTCCGAACGCTTTACCGATTACAGCACCTCCGGCGGTTATCAAACCACCTCCACCGATAATCTGAGCGAAATTCATTCCGTTAAGCTCATTCTTGATTGCGTCAATAATACCGCTTGCTTCCAGTGCAATACCTGTGATTGCAAGGCTGACACCAATAGAGACAGTGAGAGGTTTATCAAGTCCAGCTTTTTTCAGAGCCATAAGCCCTTGTACCCCTGTTAGAACTCCTTGTGAAATCTTCCATGCGGCAAGACCTAAACCGATTGCACCGACAGTAGTTAAGATTCGTCCTAACCTTGTGTGGAAAAACTCACCCCATGTGTCGATTTCATCAGTAATACCAAGCCAATCCTTCATTTTCTTGAGGATTGCTTCGACCTTGCTGTTTACAGCGTCACCGAGGAAGTCATAAGTAGGAAGCTCGAAGCCGAGACCGCCAGCTCCACCGACATCAGTTCCTAAACCGCTTCCGCTATCTTCTGTAGGAGAAATGATGTTTAATTCATCAATACCCAGCATAGCGTTTTTGAGCTTTTTAGCCGCCGATGTAGCGTCTTCAATGCCATCGGTAACACCCCCGAGACTACCTGTAGTAGCTTCCCAGTCCACTGAATCAGCCATTTTAATTCCGAAGAATCCGGCAATCGAAGAAACAAGGTCTCGAACTACCTTTGCAAAAGCTATCAGATATGGGAGTACAGTATTCAGAATCGGGATAAATAAATTACCCAATTCCCTTGCGACAAGGTTAATTTGAGCTTTGAATACTCGAAGCTGATTTGTAGGTGATTCTAAAGTACGAGCCATATCGCCCTGTACCCACGATACCTGTTTCATCAGTGTGTAGTACCTCAATTCTGCTTTTTCTGCCTGTGTCATAGCGTTTACGCTTTTGGTAATACCGAGAGTGTATGCTTCCTGTTGTAATCTTGCTACAGACAGGTCATAGCCGAGCCTACGAACAGGCTCAAGCTCACCCGAGAAAGCAGATTGTAATTTCTGCATACCTTCTGAGAACCCACCCTCAAGGTCGAAGAATGATGTTAAATCATATCCCAACTGAGTGAGGTTTTGGCTCATGGTATAAGCTCTGTCACTCGCCACACCGAAGCCCTTTGCCAGTGTCATAAACACCGCTTGATTCTCTAACCATTCTGTGGGGTCAATACCCATAATGCTGTATACCTGTTGGGCGTAATTGTATGCTGATTTGGCATATTCACCCATCGACACAGTAAACTGATTCATAACCTCGATAGAATGGCTTGCGTTGTGAATCCAGCTTGCGATAGCACTTCCGATTCGTCTCATGGCGGCGTAAGCAATACCGACTTTGGCGGCAAAATTTACATAGCTGAGACTTGCTCTGTTGTTGGCATAAGACAGGCTGTTGGTGCTTGCAATCAATCGCTGGATTCTCGCCGGGAAAGCAGAAAAACCATTTGCTATAGACTGCATTTGTGTAGCCAATGGAGCGAGAGCATTAGCCAACTGTTGGATTTGGGTGGCAAGTGTACTCATATTCACAGACTGCAAAGCAGACATGACTTGCGGTAGCTTTTGTAGCTGAGTAATAAAGGACGTGAGGTTGTTTTTACCCATATTCGATAGTGGCGTAAGTGCCGACACGAGCTGAGTAATTTGTCCACCCAAATTCCCTATATTCACAGAACCAAGAGCCTGTACCGCTTGAGGTAGCCTTTGTAGATGAGAAATAAAGCTGTTCAAGTTTGACTTACCAACACTCGATAATGGTGTGAGAGCGGTTGCAAGCGAGTTGAGAGCTGTAAAATCTGTTCCATTCAAAGATTGTGCCGCATTTCCGATACTGGTAATTTGCGTTGCAACTGTGGGAGACAGTTTGAGCTTTCCACAAGTAGAAAGAGCTTTCATTCCATTGGCGAGCTTTTCCATTTTGGCGGCGTTAGCGTCACTGACACCATTTAAGGCACTGTTTAATGTGGAGAGCTGTTTTGACACTCCATTCAACCCTAACCCTTTTGTCGCACTTTTCAGCTTACCCAGCGTATTTGCAAGGCTATCTATACTTTTAGCGGCTTCGGTGGTGGGGGCTTGAACTTCAAGTTGTAGGCTTTCCACTGTAATGTCACTCATAAAATTTTCCTCCTTTCATAGAAAATAAAAATGGGGTGCGAAATCACATTCGAGGACTAAGACCTCGTGCGATAACGCACCCCTTTATGGTAAGCAGAGATTTATTCACTGCGTTCCCAAGCAAGACCGTTGTGAGCTTTTTCCAGCTCCTCAACAAAATCATCAATAACAAGACTATACATTTCAGCCAATGCGTCCAGTAATTCGGACTTGTTATCGAACTTCTGATACATTTCATCAATATCCCTTCTTCGTGTGAAGCGGTGATTTGCGATGAAAGCTCCGGCGAACATTTCCGGCAACATCAGCATAGGTTTGTTAAGTACATCAGCCGCCACAAAACCTCTGCGTTCCATTTCCTTTACGGAGTGGCGTGTGTACTCGAGAACATAGTTTTTTCCTTTGTAAGTGAATTTGATTTTGGTTGTCATAATAATTTCCTCCTATTTGTATCATTCGTTTGCTTCTAAAGCATGGGTATAAAAACCAGCTTCAACAGCAAACTGTTTTTCGAGATTCATCAAATTTTCAAGTCTCGATTCGTATGTTCCATTACATACAGGCTCGATACCAATTCTGTGATAACGAGATACACCCTCGAATGAGTTGAAATTCGACCTGTCAAATACAAAACGGATAAAATCTTTATCTTCATCAGATAACTTTTCAATCCATTCCGTAGTGAATTTGTGCCATTCCTGTGGAACACTACCGTTCACAAAGCGGTGTCTCACCGCCATTCTCAAATAATGCTCTACAATATCTGTGTAAAATCTTCTAAATCTAATGCGACCCATTTTTATTCCCTCCGTTATTCTTCGTTATCATCAATTACATAGCGACTGCGTATTTCTTCCGCACTATAAGCCGCTTCATCAGCATAAGCATTATTATTAGGTGTTAGTATCAACTCGGATTTGTCGCTAAACTCATACAATGCCTTGTTGAGGAAGATACTCATTATTGTATTTGCGTTATTCTTCAAAGCAGACTGACTTAAAATATCAGCACATAACTCATTGAATACTTCAAGCCACTGAGCTGTTGCAGTATGAGACTGTTTGCTTCTCCAATGTCTCAATGCCCTGTCAGAATACCCCAACGAACGAGCAAGACCTAAAGAAGAAGGGAATGTTCCCGATTCCATACAGGCACGAAGATATATAATCGTTCGCTGTTGTACTTCCTCAACATCTTCAAGAGCCACTCGCTCTTTGGTGGCAAAAGCGGCAATATCAGAGAGGTTACAGGCGATTAAATCTCTCAGTTTTTCCTCTTGATATTCGCCGGATTCCTTTTTATAAATACTCTGTCCTTTTCGGACACTCAAACCATTTTCTTTCGCTTCGTTCATATCAGCGAGCATTTCTTCCATGGTCTGAGCTTCTGAGTGACCTTTACGGTTTCCCATTTAATTTTCCTCCTTTTCTTCGTCCAATGCTTCCGCTCTTAACCACAGGAAGCGAGGACGTTTTTTATTTGGTAATCTCTTGAGCTTTGTAGTCTGCTCCTTATCGGTTTCAATCAGCTTATCAATAGCTAACTGCTGGAAAAGAGCAGTTTTACCCAATGGATAATTTTTGTCTTGTACTGCGTAGAACTTCTTGACCTCGCTATAGATAGAATCGGGATAAAAGTAGTAGAAATCATTATCTCGATAACCTATAGTGTTGGAACTGGTGTAATCGCTTAGATTATCAATATCCACAATACGAATACTTCCTCGGTCTCGCATTTCTCGTACAGCGTCAAGAAATAGCTTTACAGGTTTTTCTTCAACAATGCGGCGATTCTGCTTGTCTGCCAGTTCTACAAATACATTCCATGCCGATGTTTTCAGCTTATCAACTTGTGCTTCATTCAGAATATTTTTCGATAAAAGCCACTCGCACATAAAATGAATACCGAGTTGTAAATGTGCCACACATTCGGCAAGTCTACCATGTCCACCACTCTGAGCGTTATCTCTGAACTCCATAAACAGGGATTTTGCCTGTTTGGAAATCTTATCCCAATTTGTAATCACATACTGGATATAATCGCTCATGCACTGGTTGAGATGTTCTGCCTTTTGCTGAACCTCCGTAAGTGCGTTTAAGTTAATATCTCCCGGTTTCAACTCAACCGATATTGAACGAGCAATAGCACTTTCGCCCACATTGGAGAAAGATTCCTCCGCAGTAATAATAAGATTGCACTTAGGGCGATAGGTTGCTTTGAGTGTTCCGTCAGCGTTCATTCTTGCTCGCCCGGAGCGGTCTCCGATTTGTCGTGCTACAGCCTGTTCCATGGATTCCATTTGAGCTTTTATTTTCGCTGTGGTACTCGGGATTCTATCATCGAGCAACACAAGCGTTGAATCTGCAAGGGCAAATTTCTTT